GACCCAAACGGAATCTGTGTTATCAGTCCAACTAGGGCACCTGTTGCGGTCATCTTCATAACCTGTTGAACTTGATATGCTGGATAGTCCGCGTCTTGACTAATATCGGTCGGCGTATCTACAAACGGAGTCGCTGTAGAGTCCACTATCTCATACAATTCTCTCATCTGTCGGTCTGCGTTGTCGGCTGTCGCGTTAAACAATAAACTAGAGCCTGGGTCTGTACCGAAGTTTATCAGGTCGTCAAAACTGCTCGCGATAAGACTCGCGTTCAAGGAAAGTGCAATTACTTTGCCCTGTAGATTTTCTAAAGAGCGCTTAAATTCAGCCTGTGTATTTGCGAGTTTCTTGGCTGCGTCCACTACCTGGAAAGCTTCGTTAATTGTATCGTTGACGTCTTCAAGAAACCTAACAGGAGTACTGACAATGTCGTATGCGTTCTCAAACCATGCCAAAATCTTTTCTAGCAAGCTTTTCTTGGCTGCGCGCGCGCGCGCGGCGGCGTTTGGATATATCTGCAATAAACCAATGTCACGAGATTCTTTAAACGTTAAATTAAATCGAGCGACGCGTCCTTCTTCTGTGGTTTCACTCTCTGAAAAATTCTCGCATACAACCTCGAATATTCCTAAATATGGATGATTCAGTATCCCCGGTTCGGACTTATCTTCAAGCGCGAAAATTAGATTGTCCCTAGCTTCGAAGTAATTATCATCGACGATGTACGCGGTTAAATCAAATGTGCGCTGGCTTCGTCCCAAGTCCTCAAATAGAACATCGTCCCTATCTGGGAACTCGTGGACCGCGTGACGTCTTCCGCTCGAATAGGTATGCGCTCGAATGAAGAACGGAACGCCTCTGAAGGAGGCTTGCTTATATCCTTTTATCCACGTAGAAGCCATTACAGCGTATCTCCTATCAAGTCGCCAGTGTCGGTCTTTTTGACATTGACGCCAGAAGAAGACTTCACGTCGACCATGACGCCTTTTGGCGTTTTTATTTCAACTTCTATTTTATCCTCTCTTCTTATTGTCACTGGAATTTCTGATGTAATCTCTCCATTGTTCAAGCCAAAAATGCTTTCAAGGGATTTATATCTTTCGTCTATCGCCTTCTCCATCTCCAATATGTTTCCAAAATCCTCCTCCATCATTGACATCTCGGCGCCTCCAGAGCCCCACAATTCCTCAGCTGACGCTATTTTGGGTTTCCCTATTTTGGATTTTTTTTGCAATTCTTCTAACTTCATCTGGTCGATATATTGTTTTTTGCTATATTGGACCATTCTCGGGATATCAAAACCGAATATATCTTGTCCGATTACTTCTAATCTCTCCGCACCACCGCCAGCCTTTGGTCGCCATCTTCTGCTATGCTTCCGGGCTTTAAGAATTTGCTTATCTATAGGAGCTACCAGTTCATTCCACTTTGGAATTATCCATTCGTCGATTTTTTCAAAAAGTCCTTTTTGTGATTCTTTCGTTTTATCCAATTCGCCTCTATAAAAAGCGAGAGCGTCGGGCATATCTTTATAGAAAACTTTTTGTGCTGGTTCGGAGGACTTACCTATCCCATCAATAGCCAGTGCCAAGCCACCCACGGCAAGCACGGCTAGCGCTATCGGTCCGCCTGCCGCTGCAAATGTAGCCATCGCGCCACCCATGCCAGCAGCACCGACGACGCCAATTACGGTCCCAGCCGCAGTCACGAGGGTGCCTAACACTATCAATAATGGGCCAACCGCCGCTATTATTGCAGCAACTTGAACTATTGTCTTTTTCATCTCTGGACTCAAGTTAGATATTTTCTGAAACAATTTAGTAAACTCTTCCGCCAAGTCTGCCAAGGTGTCTAATAATCCACTCTCGGCAAATGAAATGGCTACACCTTCAAGCGCAGATGTGAAACGTTTAAACGCGCCAGTCGCTCCCCCTGTCATGATGTCGACCATCTTTTGAGCGTTGCCTGGTTTCAAATCACCCATCGTTTTCGACAACCTCGTGAATGTAGAATCCAATGCCATCGCGTCTCTGATTAGAGGTGACGCTGCCCTCTTTCCTCTAATGCCGAATATTTCGCTGACTACTTTGAGCCGTTGGCCTTCGCCTAACTTTGACATCCCTCCCGCTAACTGGCCCAATGTTTCACTTAATTTTTTAATCTTTCCGGTGTTTGGATCTATTACCTCGACGCCCATTTTTTTAAGGAGTTTTTTGGCTCTACCTACAGGTTTTATCAGGCTATCCATCATTCTAGCCATGGTAGTTCCAGCCATGCTGCCTTGTATTCCCATGTTGCCTAGAAAACCCGCTGCAGCTGCAGTGTCCTCTAATGACATTCCGTAGTCACGCGCGACCGTACCAGACATTTTCATTGTCTCGGCAAGCATTTCCATATCGACGTTTGTACCGGACACTATAGTCGCAAATAAATCAGAGACGCGCCCAGATTCAGTCGTATCGAGCCCAAATTGCTGCATAACGTTCGACATAATATCAGCAGTTTGAATCAAATCCGTGCTCGTCGCAGTAGATAAGGCCAGCACGCCAGGCAAAGCGGTGAATACTTGCAAGGAATCCCATCCAGCCATCGCGAGTTTTTCTTGCGCGCCCGCGACTTCCCGCGCGGTATGGACAGTTGTTTTGCCTAATTCTTTTGCCTGAGTCCTGAGCTCGGCAATTGACTTGCCGGTGATGGTGACCTTCGCCTCAACTTTCCTCATCATAAAATCGAAGTCTGCTCCAACCTTCGCCGCTGCTCCTCCTGCCAATAGTATTGGCATCGTAACGTTTCTGGTCATGCTTCGACCAGCGGACGAAAGACCACGGCCAACACGCATAATGTTCTTCGTTATATGCTTGAATTTCTTAGTAAACCGATCATCGCCGATGATCGGAATTCTAATTGGAGGAGTCGATGGCATCGTTAATCGCCTTTACTTAAAATCGCGCTCAGCTGCTTGCGTCCAGAATAAGAATTCTTTCAACGTGAACTTATAGATTGTGTTGACCGGCGACCACCTATATCGAGCAGCCATTAACCTGATGCTGTATCGCCAGTTTTCACATCTTCGGTGCCAATGCCCAAAAAATAGTTTGCTATCTCCATACATTTTCTAGCGTCAGCCGGTCGAAGTTTCTTTACAACTTCTTTAGTTTGGCCCGTCATGCCGGAAATCATCGGTATCATGTGACCTATTTTCATGCCATCGCCTGCCGGAATATGTACCCACATCCCGAGCTCTAATTCGTTTTGAAACACGAACTCAGTGAAGGTCTTTTTTCCATACTCAAACGGTGCCTCTAGAACAACCGTATAAGGCAAAATATAATGTTCTTCCTGGTCTTTAGGAGCTGCGTTTTCCTCGTTAGAAAAAACATTTTCCTTGTCGTCGTCGAATTCTAATTCGTCTTTTTTGTCCTTCATTTTACACTCCGTTTATCTTCTGTTAGGCTGGAACCTCAGTTCCAGAACGTCCTTCGAATTTTACGGGGATTTGACCTTCCTCTGTGGTCATATCACCCTCGAGCGCATAGAACGCGTCCTCCACCATAGCCGTCTTTCCGTTCGACAATTTGAGTGTTACAGTACCGTCTGTGAAATTTAGAATATCATTTATGATATCCAAGTCTGTATCGTCTCGAATTGCCCCTGAGATAGAAGCTACCTGCGGAGTCTCCTTGTATCCATGTACTCTATCGGCGCCAACGAGCGCCTCTCTTTTGGGCTGTCCATAATTAACAGTAAAGTCACCGACTGCGTCCATCACTTTACCATTAGTTTGGAGAGTAATTATTCCACCTCTTCTAGACATGTTATCCCTCCGATGCTTCTAGTTGAAACTGCATAATGCCGGATCCAACTATGAACTGATTAATGAGGTCTGGAGGCAATAAGAAGTCGAGTCTATTAGGATTCGACTCGTTTCGCTCGACAACAATCTGCTTTTTAAACAGATCCAAGTTCTCGACTTTGCCTTCTCGCTCTTGTGTTTTGAACCATGCAATTGATTCTGCCTTGCCAACGTCGGGAGTCATTACCTGCTGTCCAGCTTTGATAACGTCGGCGTTGTTCGCAAGCTTCGCACGTGGATACTTACTCAGAATCCATTGTACCCATGTGTATCTCAAATCCATCAGCACAAAAACCGTGTTTTGAAATTGATACGCGGTATCGGAAGCGCCTGCACTGTTTTTTAGATACATAGTAACCGTTGATTCGGTCTGCACTCCGTTTGTGTCGGTGATGGTCGCGATAGATGCGATTGCGAGTTGATTTCGCTCGACGGTGGTCCACCTGTCGTCTTCAGAGACTGTCTTTAGTCCAGACAATGTCATACGATGGAGAGGTACCGCAGTATCGCTCTGGATACTCTCTGCGGTTCTACCTACGACCGCAGCGGATAACTCGTAAGTCGACTCGAGACGGTTATACGAAGGAAGCAATACTACGTATTGATTGTTTCTATCCGTGCTGGTACCGAACGTAATCATATTCGCGCGCGTGTCTCGCTTCGCAGAATACCAAACACCGTCTTTCATTACCAATGGCCCAGTCTGAACGAGGGCAAAGTCCTCAATCAAATCTAAGTTTGTGGTGTCGTTGTACGGATGCGCAATGATGTTGAACCAAGTATCTCCAATTACGTCGAGAACGTCCTGTACATCGGGATCTCCGGTGCCAGGGGTAATTGCGTTGATGGTAACTGTGATTCCAGAAATGTCCGCCTCGCCTGCGTTGTAATTTTTTCGAATATCCAAATCACCTGCGTTGACACCCTTGTTCTTCGCGGTAAACGTCAACGTCGGCGTCGCGTATGCAACGGTCACAGGTAGGTCGACTTCTGCGTTTACAGCTACAACTATCGCAGCTGCTACCTCGTCGAACGTGTCTCCAACTGCGACGGAAGTCGCAACCCTATCACCTGCGATGTAAAGCACCACTTCGCCTGCTGTCGCTGCGGTAGTTCCTCCCATTGTGATAGTCGTGGTCGCTGCAGCGGAACCACCTGCGTCGGCCTGCATGATAATGTAAGTGGTTGTGACGTTGTTATTTAAAAAATACTTAATTGCCATTCTGTGAATTTGAGAACCAAATCCACCGTAATCTGCAACTTCGTCGGCGCTAGTAACTAAGTATTTTGTGTCCACCGCCCCCGTTCCAGATGCAGTCATCTGCCCCACAAGGAGCGCTGTGACCGGCATAGTCGCCGGTCCACTAAATGCTCGGCTTGCGTCGAATTCTACTCCGACGAAAGGAACAATAATATTTGAGGGAACTCCGGTAGCCATTTAGCCCTCCTTCTTGGTTGTTTTTTTAGTAGCTTTTAAAACTACTAAGTCTTTGTCTTTTATCAGCCGTCCGATTAATGGTGTTCGGTTGACCCAGGCGCCTTCCTCTTTATAAGGAATCCGTCTGCTCAAATCGTCGAGCACTATCAAATCTTTGTGGGCTGGTTGAACTAATATTCGTTTCATTCCAACTCTCCTTGTGCTTCTAGTAATTCGCGGTCAACGGTTTGCGCGGTTGAATCAACGCGAATGATTGCCATGTAATATTCGTTAAAGTCGTCGTATTTTTTTGTGCCTTGCACATCGGTATCATAGGGGAGTTCCCACTGAATTCGTTGTCCCAAAATGCGTCTATCTCCCTCGGTGTCTACGTTGTAAGGCGTAGTGCCTATAAGTCTCATGCCAAGCAATAGACCTATCTCATGATTTGTATTTGCGTCGTATCCGCTTAGGTCAGTTGCGAACGTAATATCATTAAAAAAGGCTTTTTCAATCCGATATGCAATCTCGTCTGCCTCGTCTTCCGCAAGCTCGTTTAAAAGAGGGTCGGTGTCCGGGTCGATTTTCTCCTCGACCAAAACATCCGTATTAAGCATTAGTCCTCTCTGATGCGCTCTTGGAAATAGTTCGCTTCCGCCGATTACCGTCGCTGGTTCGTCTGCAAAATAAACAAGAATACACGGAAGCTCGTCCAGGAAAACAGGACTCGGACGACTGGAGAAAACACGCCCTCCAACGTCTGAGTTGTTCTTCAACTTTAATACCGCGTATCGTCTTACAGCCGTTCTGGGATGTGCTACGCTCATTGTTTTAACCTGTGCAAGTATAATGTCGTAATGCCAACGCCGTCGGAGATATAGTCGTCAACCGTGTAGCGAATATCTTGTATTTTCACTTGGTCCTGCTTGGTTATTGGATGCGCTAATTTGCTCTCTTGAATCTGCACCTGCGGTCGCATCGTGTTGAACTCAGCCTCTGAACCGAATTGCGCAGACGAATGAGGGTCGTCGTATAAGGTTCGATACGTCGTCCATTCGTCTAGTTTCGCGTGATAGTAATGGAGTGTTTCTCCGAATTCCGTCTGATTGAAAAACACTCCATTAATATCGTCCTCTAACTGTGAGAAGAAATCCGTCCGACCGACGAGCAGCACCGAGGGAACTCCTGTCCCTCGCGTGCGCGTGATGCCATCTGGTGTTACGGTAAAACTCATAAAGTAAATATCCCGTCTGCGCCAGAGTCCCATTGAATCGTGATGTTAGAACCATCCGGCGTTATGGGGAACTGTGATGCTGAGTCCATTAGGCAAATCAACAAACTCGTTTCACTGTCGGTTGTATTTTTCATAATAACTATAGCGTCTACGTTATCACCTTCGACCGATGTAAAAATCGAATCGTCGGCTCGAAACGTAGTGCCGTCTAAAGTCTTTCCAGTTAGAGTGACCTGAGCAATTTGAGCGGCCAACGGGATGTCGGCTTGCGTGTCATCAGAATCAAGATCCGGAGTATAGAAATCTAAATCGATTAACAACGCAGCTATAGAGTCGTTAACCAAGTCGATGTCAGCTCCCATAATAGAGGCGACTCCTTTTTCGTACATCCCGTCGGCCATAAAAACTATTTACCTTTCTTTTTCGAAGTCTTCTTTTTCTTTGCTTTCAACTTCGATTTAGGTTTGGATTCCTTCTCCTTTTCGGGCGGAGATGAATAGGGCGCTACCTCTTCGGGCTTCTCAGTCTTGGGTAGTGGCTCGGGCTCGGTTACTACTACTTCAGGCTCCGGAATGATGGTGGGCTCTGAAGGTGCCTCCACCTCTACGCGCTCAATCATATCCTTGTCCATCAAAAAAACCTCGGTGCCCTGGTCCACTTTGAAAGGAGGTGAGTCTTTGGTATAAGTCTTTTTCTTATACATCACGCTCCTATCTCCAATAACTTTTACAAGTCCCATGATTATTTAACCTCGACTGCAACAAAAGCTGCAGGCTGATGCATGCCAACCAAGGGGGAACTCTCGAGGGTGATGTGGCCTTTTTTGCCGTTGTCGTCAATCCACTGCAGCGGGAACCATCTGCCTTGGAAGTCGCCTTCTTTAAGGTTCTCGATTTTTGCGTAGTGAAATCTGAAGTCAGCCTGTGTGCTTCCCATGATAGCGTAGTCGGTCGGGATGTAAGGAACATCGGTTCCGCTCGAGTTAGTGTACAAGCCCTGGTAGGAATACACTTCGATATTCATACCCACCCCGGAATAAGTTCCGAGGTAAGTCGCGCGCTGGCTGTTGATCTGCTTGAGATTAATCTCGCCTCGTTCGACACGTCGATTGTCCAGATTGCCCAGGATAGTAGAATCTTTCAAAAACAGTTGGGCAGCCTCGGTACCTAGAATCATAACGTCCGCAGTCGGAGCGCCGGAATCGGCTATTAGTGCAGACCATGTTTCCATTTGCGCAGTTTTATCCTCTGTGCCAGTACCCCAGATATTTGCGCCAGCCAGAGTGATGAGGTTGTTTGCGTTCTGTCCGAAGTCAACCTCGTAATCTACGTCCACTCCACTAACCGCAACTTTGCCAGTGCTTAGAGCTTCTGCAACCTGCTGCTCTTCGCGACGCATAACGCGGCCTTGCAACTGCTGCAGCCATTTAGCTGTCCTTTGTGCAATAGCCTGCTCCGCGTTTGCTTCGTAGCGATTAACACCAGCGAGTCTCACATTGACGTCGCGAGACGTGTATGTGATTTCCTCATTGATATAAGGCGCGAAATGCAGCTTCGAGTTGTATCCGTCTTTACCAATTTTGGTAGAGTCACCGTCTCTTGAAACGTAAGTCGCGATTGTTTGAGTTCCGAACACCTGGTCAATCTCGATGTACTCTTTGTCGGTGTAATTTCTCTCTTTAACAAAGAGGTCCTGAAGAAATGTGGTATCGGTCGGGATTTGCCGCATAGCTCTCACGAGCTCAACGGGTGTATATTGTATAATAGGGTCAGTCATTTTTTATTCTCCTACCACGTTGTCAGAAAGTGTTTTCTGAAAACAGCTGGCCATTCTCATCTCTACTTTCATGTCTGCCGCTGTGGTTGAACCACCGAAAGTCAACGTCGCTGCGTCAAACTCGCCGGTGAGAGCAACGGACGCCACCTGAGTCGCCGATGTGGTCGTTACGTCCTCAAGTAGCACACATTGAAAAACCGCACTCCCATCGACAGCGGTGTCATCAAGTGCGAGGTAGTAACCAGTAGCCGTGATTTTTCCTAAAACACAGCCTCTAGTTAGAGTTTGGTTTACGTCAATAGTTGCGGTGTCTCTTACTATCGGAAATTCTCCAACGATAAGATTATCCATTGTTACTGAATCTGTTGATGTACCAGGCATTAGTTAGCCTCCTTCTTTTTTGCGAGGTCTTTGGCTGCTTGCTCAAGAGCGTCCGCGCGTCTTTTTTTGGTTTCTTCTTCTTCCGTTAAATTTCCGGCCTCTGCGTCAGCCTGGGATACGTGAGATGCTGTGTCTGCAGCTGCTCGTCCTGTAGCTGCTTCGGTGTTAACGAATTCAGCCTGCGCTTTCGAAGTTACGCTGAGCAATTCAACCGAAATTTTTTCGGCTGTCGCGCCTTCGTCGAATTTTCTAGCATCAATTTCTTTTCGTACTTGAGCTTTTATCTTCTCAGGAAGAGCAGATACTTGACCCATAAGAGCTTCGATGCTTTTAATTCTATCTCGCTCGGCTGCTTTTGCTTCTTTTACTATCGCCTCAACTGCTGTCGGTTGCTGATTTCTCAGCTCTTCAGTTGTCAAGACCGTAGGTGTGTTTTCAGACATATTATTATCCTCCATGTCTTCGGTGTTTTCGATTTTTTCTATCGTTGCTGTGGCCTCCATAACGCCAGTGATGGCACTTGAAGAACTGTTTATATTTATCAAACCGTCGATCATTCCTGTTTTGATTGCGTCGGGCTTGGTTGCGTCTGGGTCTTTTGCAATGAGAAGTCCACCGCGTCCGAAATCCTTTATTACTTTATCTTCACTAACTCTACGACCACTGGCCACTCGGGAAATGAAAACGCGCTCGATTGCGTCCGCCTCTTTTTGAAGTACAGAACGACCCTCATCCGTCGCCAAGTCGGGCACTTTATTGGGCGCGTTCCTGGAAACAATACGAGCTTTTTTAATTCCTGGTGTTTCTGCATCGAAATCCCTGTCTATAGATGTAATAATAACTCCAACTGAACCGGTCATGTTCGTAGGTGCGCTGGAAAAAATTTCAGGTACTTGAGACGCTAGCCAGAAAGCTCCGCTAGCAATTATTCCTTCGTTGATAGCGATAACCCTTTTCTGCTTGGCTAGCTCCGCGATTGCCTGAGCAGCTTCGTCCGTTCCGAATACTTCTCCGCCTGGGGAGTCGAAGTTTATCTGTACCGCTTTGATTTTATCGTCGTTTAACGCAGTATTTGCAGCCTCAATAATTTGAGAGAAAGTGGTGATTTGAACTCCGAACAATGTATCCCAAAAATTAGGTGCTGTACTCGATAGCATTCCCTTGATATTGATAAACGCTACATTGCCAGCCCTCGATAAAATCGAAGAAGTCGTTTCATCATTCGATTCTATGCCAAATAAAATATCAGATTGTTTTTGAGATATCTCTTTCATATGAGCGTTCGCAACTGTATCTAAATAACTCAGCAGAAAGTTACTCTCACAGGCCCATATTTTGTTAGCGGTTCTCATATAAAATCAGACCTAACTTTACCAGCGCTATCCGGACTAAAGACGTAAACGTCTGCAGCGGAAGCAATGTCCAAGTCCCACTTATCAGGCATAATAACTTTTTCTGTGTCTCCCGTCGGTGCTGCCTGCCCAGTCGCGCGAAGTGTTTGAAAAACGCGCTGACCTGGTAGCATGTTGTAAACGGTTCCTTTTTGAACGCTCGTTTGAATTTTCGTCCATGTATCTGCTGTCAGTGTTGAAACAACTGGATTAGCCATTATTCTTCTCCTCCTGGTGCTGGCTCCGGATCGCTCTGTCCGTCTGGTCCGACTATCTCGGTGGGCTCTGGGCTGTCTGGAATATCTAAATCGTCCATCAAATCCAACTCGCGCGCATAGCGACGCATCGCGCCGTCCCACCTGTCTCCGTGGGTCTTCATATATTCCTCTTCGCGCGTAGATAGTTTATTGTTTACCTTGATAACCGCAGCTCTCGACTCATCCAAGGGATTTAACTCTCCCTGACCTGCGCCTATCCAAGCAGCGCGAGCCCATGCACGTGCAATAACTAAATCTTCGAAATAACCGGGCGCCTGAATACGTCCTTTAAGTACGCATTCCCGAAGCACCTCTTCCGAAACAATAGAGCAAAATCCTTTGGTCAGCTTGCGCCGATCAACCATGAAACCTTTCCACGCTTCGTTCGAAGCCGCTTTTGCAGCTGTGTACGAAGTCTGGAAATGCATATGAACCATCTCAATCGGCATATTTGCAGCAGCGCTCACTTGTCGAGCAATTGCGTCGAAGAATTTCTCGAAACTATCATCTGCTTTTTTCGGGTCGGCTATCGTAATGTCTTTTTTATCATCTAGATAATGGATGTTTCCATATCCCATCTCTAGGTCGAATTCATCTCCGCTGGATTTAGCCTCTTGAACTGCGTTTGGACCATCTCCCCCTCCTCCGGTTACTACCTCGGAAGGAGTGAATCCCTCTTGCATAAGGTTGCCAAATCCAGACATATCTTTAATAAAAACGCTAAAGAAGGCACTTACTAAAATATTCATCATTTCAGCGTCGGTTATTCTAGTTATCTGCTTAAGTGCGTCGATTACAGGCGCGAAAATAGGCATTCCTCGCACCTGTCCGATGCGCTCCCCGCACATAAAATGCCAGATTTGTCGCTTTCCGTCCGGTGCAAAAATAGGAACTCTTTTTACGGTTTGACTCTTGCTACCGTCCCATTCGCTAGGATAATAATTAGCCACCCAGTAAGCTGATATTTGACCTTGTTTATTTTTCTCAACGCCTCCTCGGATATTGCTACCGTGCATATCGGGGACAGTCTCTGGGTTTCTAACAAGGTCGGAGTCGATGAGTTTTACGCTTGTTTCGTACGGAGACTCAGTGGTCGGTCTCCATGGCAACATAAAAAACACATCGCCGTTTAATAGCATGTTGAAAAACAGCTGAGCTTGCATCTCTCCGAACATTAGAAGACCGTCGAAATCGGCGCTGTAACTATCTGCCCACATGTCGAATTCACGCTCGAAAGTGGCTTCCCATCTGTCCGCCTCTTCGGAGTCCAGTCCTAAAAATTCCCGGTCGACCCGAGATTGTAATTTCAGTTCTGGTCCGATAACGTTTATCGTTTTTCGTCGCAGAGTGGAGACGGCCAAAGGACTCGTCATGAACAAGTCTCTGGACAGAGCTCGGCTTCCTGCTAATTTTGGGATGGTATCGCCGTCCGGGGATAGCGGAGTCGCGATAGTTCCCTTCATACTTTTTTTGTTAGAGCGCGGCGTGATGAATCCCGACTGGGCAAGAAATTTAGTGCGGAGCTTCGAACGTAACCTTTTTTCTCCCCATTGAGGAGAGACCGCCAGTGCTACATTATCCAGCCAGGATTTTTTTACCATTTAGATATCCCTGGGTACTACCCGCTGAACTCGAAGTTTGTTGCCGGTCTCGAGTTGTTTTCTATCGCCGTATAAATCTCTAATTGTCTTCTGTATTTGATGTAGGTCCGCGCGTGTAAGTGTGCGATTTCCTATAGAATATGACTGAGCGCCACCTAAAATAGCGGCCTCCGCTGCAATGTACAGCGTTAAGCGCGCTTCGATTTGGGTAAGAATTTCTTCACGAGTAGCCATTGCATCAAGTGTAAATGAATAAATATGCAGTGTAAAGAATATTTATACAATGGGTGGCGAAATAACCTGGAACTTGACGCCAAAATGGGAAGAG